CGCCGTAGCCGGCGCCGTCGCCGTCGCCGTCGCCGTTGCCGTCGCCGCAGCCGTCGCCGTTGCCGTAGCCGTCGCCGTTGCCGTCGCCGTAGCCGTTGCCGTCGCCGTCGCCGTCGCCGTCGCCGTTGCCGTAGCCGTCGCCGTCGCCGTTGCCGTCGCCGTTATTTAATAACAAAACAAGGGGTGACATCTCACCACCCGCCATTTACTGCGATAGTGATAATAGGGGTGCATTTTACCGTACCGTAAGTATCGTGCTTTGTTTTAGATTTAGGGCCATTCGCAAGCTCGCCTAAACCGGCAGACGTGCCCCAAACGCGAATGTTTCGCGCGTTGTTGATCGTTACAGTGCCATCGGCATTGTCTACGCAGTCTCCGACAAATACCCAGCCACGATTTGCCACAATGATGCGCTTTTCTCCGATCGGTGAAGATTGCTGCGCGCCTTTTTCTACGTATTCTTTGCCATTGATAGTGATTGTGTTCGCTGAAATTTCCATAATCAGTTCCTCTCTGCCGTTTTCAGGCGTTTGTGTGCGTACACGTAGCCAAACAAATACTGTCTGGTAGGTACCTTGAGTGCGCAGTGTGGCTGTCGTGCCAGGCGTTGTTTGATATATGCGGATACGCCTTGGTAGAACTGTGTCTGCTTGCGTTGCGAGGTTTTTGACATGGTGGGCCCCTGATTAGTTAAGTAGCATAATTCCGTAGATATCGATGAAGGATAGGCGTCATTTTCCTTGGTAGGTTAAGGCAACCTTGACCCGGTGATAAATAACGTCGTCGTTAGTGAACATGCGCATTCTCCTTGTCACCCTCATTGGTGAGGGTGACATCTGGGTGATTTTAGTGTGCGAAAGTGATAACGAGGAACAGTATGAAGCCTATGACAGTAACGGCTTCAAGGAAGCGGTAGCTCTGCTCCTCGGCTGTTACGGGTTCGGCAGGGACGGTGGATTGTATCTCCGCTTGATTGTGTCTCGCAGCTGCGCGTCCGAGCAGCATGCGGAACACTAGTGTGGCGATGCCTGCTAGTACGACACCCTCTGCACTTCCTCCGTGCAGAGCGGTCAATAGAGCGAAGATTGCTATGTGAGGAATCCACTGAAATGCGTACGCCCACTGCTTGGCAACACCGGGCAAATCGCAGAACATGATGAAAATGCCTACCCCGATTAGCAGCGCTGTCAGCATGACAACTCCTTGATCTCCTTTATTGCATGGACGGGGAATGTACGTCCCCAGAAGGCGATGTCGCTGAGTGCACTAAGGAGCGCTTTCACTTTTTCTACGGGCACATTCATGTCGACTTCGAAGATCAGGTTGTCGTTGTCTCGACGAATGGTAGTGGTGGTCGTACCGCCCATGCTATTACCTACAGTGATCTGTGTTTTTTCACTGAACAGCTCGTGTGCGTTAAGCGCTGGCGTTGGTGGTATGGGCTCGCCGGTCAGGACGGCGACGGTGCCCATGATTGTGGATTGCAGCTCCATAACGGCTGCGATTTCGTCTTGTGCGTAGATGTAGCTGATTGAAAGTTGCATAGTAATTCTCCTGGGTCAGTTCGTTAATGCGTCGACGATTGTCAGCGCATTTTGTGGTACGGAATCTCTCCAGCCGATCAGAGTCGGCCGGGAATCTGCCTGGACGCGTATGGCTCCTACCCAGTCGGGGTGTGTGATTACAGCGCGTCGAATTGATGTGTGGTCGAGTGCTACGATCAGTTTCCTGATCGTAGCAACATCGATGTGCTGGATACCCCGACGATTAATCGTCAGGATGTGGTAATCGGTGTGTGCGTTCATGTCAGTCGATCCCCAGTACGATGTGGAGCAGCTCTTCGGCGTCGTCTTCACGCCCTGCTGCGATCAGGCGCTCTGCTTCTTCCATGGCTTCTTCAGGCCCCCATGCTTTTTCCAGCAAGTGGTCTGTGTGCTGCCAGCCAAACACGATGTGTGGAATCTCTTCCTTGGTCAGGAGGACAGGCGGTGTTTCGGTAACTACAGCTTTGATACCTGAGACACCGTATGGAATTTGTTGAATCTGAATCATGGCGTTTCTCCTCTATGCCGGAATTGGCAACGCCTTTAGGGCACTCAAGGTGCCCTAAAGGTTTCGAACTTCGTGCTTGTGCCAGGTGTTAGCTGACGAGTTTCAGCAACTCTGCGTCAGGCTTGCGTGCAGTCAGGCGTGTCACCTTCTCTACCGCATTGCCTTCGGCCCACATGCGCGCCTTGGACTCCATGGTGTCCATGCGCATCTCAGGGATGTTCACGCCACGCTCGAACAGCTGAATCAGCGTTTCGAGTTCGCGTGCCTCTACCTGCTTGCCGTGCGCGATCAGGCTGCCGCAGGCTTCACGCATGTTGTGCAAGCGGTCAGCTGCTGAGCGCAAGTCCGGTGAATCCGGATTCTGCATGCCTGCGAAACGTGCCAGTGTTGAGGCATACAGCCCCAATTCACGTGACATCAAGCGTGTGATGGCACCTTCGATGAAGCGCAGCTCCATCAGCGGTGGTAACTCGATGTCGATACTGGCTGCATCAACAGAATCGATCATCGCTACGATCGTGCCCTTGATGTCTTCCAGACGTGAGGTGCGTTTGAGCGCACCCGCTTTGCGGAACGCTTCCAGTGCCTTGTCTGTGAAGCCAGACAATTCTGCGTACGCTTTGAACACCGTAGACGGCATAACGGCGTCAGTTTTTGCCTCGCGTTCAATGTACCAGCCCAGGTATTCCGCAGGTGACTGCAGAACAGTGAACGGTAGATTGGCACGTTGCAGCTCGCGCCTGCACAGTTGGTAAACTGATGCAGCCACCTCCAGCTCCTGCATTGGATCCCAGTTCGGGGTTGATGCGTCGTAGCTTTCCGCGAAACCCGATTCTTGCAACATGCTTTCGTATGCTACATCACGCAGGTGTTCGTCCTGCTCATTGCGGGTATCCAGTGTAGGTGCGTAGCCTGCAGCTTCGCGTTCTTGACGGTTAATAGCCGCTTCAGCACTGCGCTTGGCAGCAGACAATGCTGTCTGTCCCAGAGCCTTGATGAACTCTGGCCGGATGTCCGTCTGGCGGATATGTCCACGGAAGTTAACTTCCATGGCTTCGATCGTAGTGATTACTCGTAGAACGTTTGAATGTGACATGTGTATTCTCCTGCCCAGTAGGGGCGTTGTGTACCGAAATTGGTACAACACCTTTAGGGCACTCAAGGTGCCCTTCAGGGTTCCAGATTATGTTAAATACGGGGTGACTCAGTGACTTTCGAAACGAGGCGTTTCGTATCAGAACGCCACAACTTTCGTTAATACGATCTTGGCTACCACAGCCACTGTACCTGCAGCGACTACGCCTACTGCCATACCATACGGTGTAATTTGCGCGATATGCTCATCAGTTTCGACGCTGAACATTGGCGTTGTGCAGTATTCATGTGCAGCTTCCACTGCAGTGAACAGGCCCAGTGACTTAGTTTCTACTTTAGCTTTTGCTTTAGACATGATGTTCTCCCGAACACTGTGTTGAGGAGCGAATCCCCTCAATCCACTAAAAGAAAGCACTGATGGAGCGGAGCGACCGAGCACGGACTCACACGAATGAGACGTAGTTAGCTACGAAGCTCGGGGTGCCGAGGCACCAATCCCGCACCGATGGAGCGGAGCGACGAGGTCTGTCCATCAGGTAAGGATGGAGTTGATGCGCAGCTCGGCGCTCGGCCTTGAGGCCGAGCGCAAGGGAGCGTGCGGGGGAGCGCACGCAATAGAGGACAGTTCGGTTTCGTGTTTTCGAAACCGAACTGGGGGGCCCCGGCCATGGATGGCGGGGGGGTACCCAGGCGCGAAACTTCACCAACATTTCCCACCTTTTTACAAGGTCTTTACCCATCCAACCCACAAAGAAGCGAAAAAACGAAAAAATTCTGCAAAATTTTTCCCAAGTTTTTGCCGATTTTGCCCCGCCGTTTGGGAAAAACGAAAATTTTTTCTACGACATTTGTCGTACATACAATCTATAGGGGTATAAAAAGTAAGGGCTATATTCGGTATATACCTAAGCGGAACCTCGTAGATCGACGTTGCGGTAAATACCTAGGAAAAATGTGCCGTGCAAAAATGAGCTGTACGTTTTTTGTACAGTTTGTAATGCACCATTTTAGGGCTTGCTAACATAACAATAAAATCAACAACTTAAATACCCCTACATTTTGTCATTTAGTCAAGCATTACAGACCATTACAGAAAGTTGTAATGAAGTTAATGTAGTTTCGAGGTTAGGTGTTTTTCCTGAACAAAATCAGATACTTAACCTCCATTTTTACCCCCATTTTCGGCGTTTTTTGCCGTTTTGGCTGTTTTTGGCTTTTCCCTTACTTATCAAAGACTTATAGCCTATTCTTAAATTTACTTTTAACTTCATTACAACTATTACAAAAAAAAGAGAAACTATTTTTTCAAATCAATAATTAAAATATAAAAAGTTTTTCAAAAAAAATAGTTTCCAAAAAAAGTGTAAGAGTTGTAATGAACCTCACCCTGTTTGTGAACAAGTTGCTGTAAGTGGTTGAAAACGTTGAATCCGCTTGACAAAAAACGGCGTAAATTTCATTACAAATTCCGTACAAAAGTGTAATGAAGTTGTAAGGTTATTGATTTTAAAGGGATTTTTATTTTTTTGACACAAACTTCGTTTATGTGTAGTCTACGTAAACCTGTAACTCGATTTCGGCTTCGATATGACCGACTCCTACGACTCTTCCATACCCGGAAAACGCACGTTTAGAAAAAAGCGCACCGTCACCCCCCCACCCCAGTTCACTGCGGACGGTAACCCTGCCCCCCCCGGTTACACGGAAGTCAACGGGAAGGCACTACGAGGTGGAATGGTTGCGGAGTCCCTCAAGGGATCCAACAAACAAACCGTTGCCCGTAAACACCGCACCGTAGGCAGGCCGAACGCCCGCATGAAGTCCCTCGTGCAGGGCATTGCGTCAGGACTGACCCGCGCCCAAGCCATGGAGATAGCCGGATTCCCCCAACCGTCAGAAGAAGTTCTTGCGAAATGCAAAACTGAGGGTGAGAGAAACTCCGCCTTTCGGGGTATGCACTCCCCTTCGCTCGTCAACGACGCTTTCAAGAACCAGGTAGCCGCCCTACGCAACCAGACAGCCGAAGACAGCCGCATGACCCGCCGAAAAGTCATGGAAGGGCTACTGGAAGCGATCGACATGGCCCGTACCATCACTGAACCCGGCATAATGATCGCGGGATGGAAGGAAGTCGCCAAACTGTGTGGCTTCTACGAGCCTGTGAAGGTGAAACTGGATCTCACCTCCGGCGGAATGTCACTCACAACAAAACTGATGACTTTTTCTGACGAGCAACTGCTCCAACTGGCGCAAGGCGTGACACTTGACGCGACCGAAGACTCCATCGTGGCGGACTACGACGAGCCCATCACCGGAATAGGCCGGACACTGGAGCACGAAGCGTGAATGCGGCCGACAAAGCCGCTGACAAACTGCTGTTAGCCCAACAAGAGTTGGCGCGCCGTATTCTGGCCCGCAGGCGCCTCATACAGTTCACTACCGCCACCCACCCAGATTACGACGTGGGCTGGATACACGAAGACGTGGCTGCACGCCTGGAGCGCTTCAGCCAGGACGTCGCCGCCAAGAAGTCCCCCAGACTGATGCTGCTGATCCCCCCACGTCACGGCAAGTCAGAACTGGTGTCCATACGCCTCCCCGCATGGCACCTCGGGCACCACCCGACGCACGCGATTATGAACGTCGGTTACAACCTCGACCTACCGATGGTGTTTTCGCGCGCTGTACGCGGCCTGCTTCGCGAACCGTACTACCACCAGCTATTCCCCGAAACCCAGCTCGACCCGGAAACACAGTCTGTCGAGTATTGGAAAACCACGAAAGGTGGTTCTTACAAAACCGCGGGCGTAGGCGGCGGTCTTACGGGACACGGGTGTAACATCCTCATCATCGACGATCCTCTGAAAAACATGGAAGAGGCCGACAGCTCTGACAGGCGCCAGTTGCTGGACGACTGGTACCAGTCAACCGCTTACACGCGTATAGCCCCCGGCGGCGGCGTACTATTGGTCGAAACCTGGTGGAACTATGACGATCTGGCAGGACGGCTGCAGCAGCGCATGCGCAGGACACCTGAGGCAGATCAGTTCGAGGTTGTGCGCTACCCCGCACTGAGCGAAGGGTACGAGTATCGCAACAGAAAAACGTTCGCCATTACCACGCACGCAGCGCCTCTCCCCGCAGAGACCGAAGACGAAGAACTGCTGCGCCTACCTGAAACCGCGCTGCACGAATCGCGTTACAGCACAGACACCATGAAGCGGTTCCGGCAGAACTTGTTCCCACGTATCTGGTCTGCGCTGTACCAGCAGAGCCCGGTACCGGACGAAGGGCAGTATTTCCAGAAGCAGTTCTTCAAGTACCGCCCACGCATCACGCACGGGGACAACACCCCTTACTACACCGCGTGGGATTTCGCGATCGGCACGAAGCAGCAGAACGACTACACCGTCGGCGCGACAGTGGCGCACGACGATCAGGACTTCGTCCATGTCGAAGACGTGTCTCGGTTCAAGGGCGACGCGTTCGAGATCATCGAATCGATGCTCGACACCGCCGCACGCTGGATGGCCGTGTCGAACAAGCAGTACGTGATGGGCGTGGAGGACGGGCAGGTCTGGAAATCAATCGAACCGATGTTGCGCAAACGGATGAACGAACGCGGGGTGT